CTAAATGACAGGAGTTAAACTGCGGCATTCTGACAGTGCTTTGTAGCCTATCCCGCCCTTATGCCAATCATGTCTTTGCGCCAACTCATAAATTGGCATGTAGACTTCCCTGCCTACAATTTGCCGTGCATCTTCTGCAGCAAATTTAAAATGGTCATGGATACCATGTCCCATGGTTGGGCTGAGCTTTCTAATTGAAGCTCCAAATTCTGTCCACCAGTGATTGAGCCATAGCGCATGCAGTGCCATTGAACGTGAGCGATCTGAAACAGCAGTTTGGCTTTTCTCTGCTTGGGAGAATAACGCTATTAAGTGATGCACGTATTCTACTGCTACTGGTATAGCTTCATACGGAATATCTTCGATATGCTCTACATTGAAGCGTTGATGCACAAGTTTATAGGCTTCTGAGTAATTTAAGTGTTTGGTTTTAGCCACGAGCATATTCACAGCATTGGTTAGTGGTTCACGCTCTGATTTGTGGGTTTTGGCTACTGGTGCATCTACCGCTTTGTCCAAAATATCTAAAACCCATTTTCGGAATTGCTTAGCGATAACTGTTTTGGAAAACATAGCAATTAGGTGAGCACCACGAAGCGAGAAAATACGGTTTTCCATTTCCACTTTACCCGTCTTTCTAACGACACTCATTTTGAGGGTCGTTGTCATTGATGCAGTAAACTCATCTTTATTACGCTCATACACTTGAGTAACTGCATCAGATTTTACATAACCTAGTGCCCCTGCCAATTCGCTCGCAGTTAACCAAACTTGCCCATCTTGCTGTATGGGATTAAATTTAACTTCATTAAATGTTAGACTAATCATGTCTTTTCTCCTGGTAGAGAATTAGATAGAGCCCCTTGTTTGATGTGAGAGTCGCAAGGGGTTTTTTATCCCCATTGGGGATGCATTAAACTGTATTCTTCAAAATATATGTTGTCAATCCCCATTGGGGATATTATTATAAAAATAATTTGGACTGAACTAACTAAAAATGGCTAGAAATTTAGACGTCGAATACAAAATGCGTATGACGCAAGAGCTAAAAGACAAAATTGTCGAATCGGCTAAAGAACTAAATCGCTCAATGAATGCGGATATTGTGGCTCGACTTGAAGAAAGCTTTTTGAGAAATGAGAGTTCTGCTCCTGCCAGTTCTGATGTAAAAATCATTCATTTAAAAAATGGAAAAAAACGTGTGGTTTATGGAAAGTTGCTCAATACGCTTGATTTAGACTACACACAAGAACTCTCTGCCCTACAAAATGACATTCACCTTTCTCTAGAAGTATTAAGTGGCTCTTCTTTTTGGAATTCATTAAAGTTTTTCAATAAAGATGTTTTGGTTTTTAAGGGCGACAATCATATTGATGTTGTAGATAACGGTAAAAGAAGTCTTGGTTGGTTGGTTGTAGAAGATCATGATGTCAGTACTTAAAAAAGAAGTGATGAAAATTAATTTTAAGCTTAACTAAAACTCTTAAATTTAATAAGTATGAATATCAGCAAACTAAATTATCAATGGGGCCTTTTTAAATGGATATTTTTTCTAATATATGGGGCTTTCTTAAAGAGTATAGTGGTATTTTTGCTAGTATTCCTGTACTGATCTACTTAACAAACCTTGTTATTTTAAAATTTATTAAAAAAGATGAACTGGTGCTTCAAAAGGACTTAAACATTCAATTAGAGCGAGAGAAAGCTAATTTTAATGCCAAACTTGAACGAATAAAGGCACACTATACTCAAGAGAATGAAAAGTTAAAAAGCGAATTGTCATATCAAAATGCAAGATTACAAATTGCATATTCAGGCGTATATAAAGATCAAGCTGAAGCATTACGTTCACTTTATACTTTAATCTTAGAATTTGAAGTAGCAATACGGGATAGAAGGAATCCAAATATTATAGATTCGAGCAAATATAAAAAGCCTGCCGAAATACTAGAAACTTTTAAGATTGAATTCTACAAAAATGCTATTTTTTTACCTCATCATCTCGATGAAAAAATATTTGAAATTATTGGCTTTGGATTTTCGAAATTTCTTTTCGATAAGTTTTTGCTTGCTGAACAAAAGGCAATTCAGGGTGATTTGGATGAGGCAAACAAACTTAGTGATGAAGGCTTTGTTAATGATGCTGAATTTATTAAACTTAGAGATGATTTTAGAAATGAAATAAGAAAAATCTTAGCCATCAACGAGTAATAAAAAGCCCCTCAAGGGGCTTTTATATTCTGTTTCTGACTCTGAAAATTATTTCATCCTTAAATCTTAGGGATGAATTTATCATGTGCCTCTTTTAAATATTTTTGAGAGCTTTCTTGAGTAACTTCATATTGAAGATGTTCGTTAATAAACTGCAACTTAGCACGTGCATTAGCAATAACCTCTGACCACGTTTTAGCCCATACTGTAATATTATGCTGAGCTGAATCATGAATTAAACCTTTAGGTTTATTTCTTTGGTTAGCTTCATCTTCAGCAAAATCGTCTAACTCATTGGAAATAGCTAAAAAGGTCCACTTAGCTGGAATATTATGAAATCGCTCATCTGTGGCCACAGCAGTGGCATATTTTTTGATTTGAACAATAACTTCAGCATCTACTTTTTTAGATGGTCTCTTCAATTCAACAATTAAATAATCAAACTCGCCATGACGTGTTTGATTGACTTTACTTAACATCAAATCAATACGCCCAGTTCTCCCATCGGACAAGAGCACTGGATCAATACTTTCTATTGGATCTTCACGATCTCCAAGTTTTGATATATGCTTTTTCAATACTGTTTCTAACCGTTCCTCAGACAGAGACAAAGTAAAGTTTTCATCAAAAATCCAAGCTTCATTTTCCAAAATTTTGTGTAATTGATCTCTTTCAGTGAATACCTTTTTAGTTTTCTCTCCATATATAAGATTTTCTAATTCATCAAGAAAATTTAATCTATTCGCCACAATTGTGGCAGAAGAAATAATAGAAGACAGTGTTGTATTATCTAATAGCTCAGCCAATTTATCTTGATCCTCTTTCTTTAAGTCCAAAACCTCAGTAATAATTTTTTGAACAGATTCTGGATTTTCTGTAATAGCTTGAGCAATTAGTTTAAACATAAATTTCTTAGAAGTCTTTTCGGTTTTTTCAAAATTAGGTAAAAATGTTTGTACATTCGCGGCAAGAATGTCAAATACCTCTCGCTCCGCTTTTTCAACAGAAGTGAAACTTGTTTTATCTTGATATGGATAAATATTTTGGTCTTTCCACTCTTGAATAATCCCACTGTATTTTTCAGCCATTCTTTTTCTGAAATGTTCTTGAGTTGTAGAAACAGCTATATCAAGAATTTTCACTACTGTGGGTTCAAGTTCTTTTAATGAGAGCATTCCTTCATTTTCTAATTCCTGAAAATACTCACTTTTCAAATAAGCAGTAAAGTTAAATCCCTTTGCTTTAATCCTATTTTTAGGCTCGTACTCTTCTAAAGAAATTCCTTTAGCTGAACATAAGTTTATAACGCGCTCTGTTTCAATATTCCATTCAATAATAGTTAGTTTAACTGGGTGTGTTGTAATTTCACTGCAATCTTCAGTTAAATCATAATCTTTTGAACAAGCTTGTACACTTTTTGGATCAATTTTGATTCCATTAAAATTTAACTGAAGATGCGGAAACTCTGTTAGGTAAACTGCAAAAATTTTTGTAAGCTCATTTCTTGTTTTTTCTTTTAATAACTCATTTGCCTTATTATACAAGTTAGAAATAGTAACTTTAGTACCCTTTTGACCATTATTATTACTTTCTAATGCACTAGTTTTAAATTCTTCAATTTTATTATGATTACCAATTATTGAATAAGTGCTATAGGAGTTCTGATCTTCAAATGTAGTATTCCATTCAATATCTGCACCTAGACAAAAAGCTTTAAATCTTCCCCTGCCATTTTGACCATGTAAAGGATGATGATAAGTTTCTTTTTTAAATTTTTTCCATGAATCGCCAATTGCTCCAAAATATGTATTTGCGTCCTTAAAAGGGATCCCGTTACCTTGGTCTTCAACGATAATCGTATCTAGTCCGCCTAAAGAGGTTGAGTTAAGCGTCACCGAAACAATTTTAGAAGATGCATCAAAACCATTCCAAATGAGTTCACTTAATGCTTTCGTTGCAGAAGCTTCTGTTAAAGTTTTAATGTGTCCTGGTGTTGCCACTATTTTTAAAGGCTTGAAATCCTTAACTCTATTACCCATGTTCCCCCTTCCCAAATGTTGCTGATACAACAATTATTTAATTGAAAATATGGAACATATTGAAGCATCTTTAGCAGATCCGTCAATGATTAAAGTTAATAATAACAGGTATATAAATAAATATTTTTAATTTTGTGCATAAAGTTGGTGTTTTGTGCGTAAAATTAAAATATCATGTTAATTCATTGTAGTGAGATTGTCAGAATGGCCTTTAGAGCAGATGAAGAAATAAAAGATGGACGAGCTTGGGCTGAAAACTATCTTCTTTCTCGACTTAATGATTTAAGCATTGAGGAGCGAAGAGAGAGTAAAAGTTTTCTAGAAGATTTGTTTATTGATTTAGGCCCAGTTATAGATTGGTATCCTGATTGGCATCCTTTATTAAATATCCAAAAAAATTCTAGAAATGTTGTTGTTCCGCATGCAGATTGTGGATACAAGGACTTAGATCATACAGTTTTCTTTGCTCATGGTTTTATTACTTGTCCGTATGCTGATGGACAGCGAGTCATTGATTCTGTGCATCAACAGTTAAGAAATAATCATGCTTTGATTACTGCAGAACGCTTAGGAGTGAAATTTTATAGCTCAAAAGCAACAGCAATATTGGTAAAGTGTGAATGGAGCAAACCACTCTACGAAGATGGAACCATACCTTTGTCTACAGCTATGCCATTAATCTTAGAGAAAGCCATAGAAGCCTCAAAGATGAGTAGTTGTGCTGAAACGTGGGATAATATGTTGCCACACTTATTGGGTAAACCTCATGGGCGTAGATCTTCTTTATTTGTAAATCAAGAAACAGGTCAGGCTATAAAAAAAACATGGGAAATGTTAATTAATTCTGGAATGTTTGGCCCAATTAATACACGCAAATAAAATGGGCACCTTTGGGTGCTCTTCAAAAGGATCTTAAAGGATGCTTAGCACAGCTTTGCTGTGTACTTATTTATTTGAATGTTTTATGCTCAAACTAATTGTGTTTTTATTATGGTTCTCATGGATTTAATTGTTCGTTTTTTTGTTTGGGTGGCGAATTGCTTTTTAAGTGGGAAAGCTAAAGCTTGCGCTTTTGCGGTACTAGGAATGTTTTTATCATACCTATTTTTAAAGATTGCACCCCTTCTTTTGAAAGTTGCACTCATTTTTAACCCAAATCTTGAGTTATATATTTTTAATAACTTAATGGCATTTGAAGTCGGCTTTTTTGTTATTTACATGCTACCTGTCCTGATCGGATCGTATTTAAGCTATAAGCAGCTTAAATTTATATACTACAAAGAAAGCCATAGATATATTTAATAAAAATACAGCCCGCACTTAGCGGGCTTTTTATCACACCCAGCCTTTCAGCTTTGCTAAGTGTGATTTACGATCTTCAAAACCGTTATAACCACCATTGATACGACGTGTCACAGCCCTTACATCATCTTGATCTGCCAACAAATTAAGTCCATTGTCAGCCCAGAACTTGCAAGCGACCATCAACCCGATGCTTGGGATTGCTACAATTTCAGGATTATTTTCAAAGTCGATGCCTAGTTGTTGTCCATACTTACGATAGTTTGCGCGGCCAGTGAGCTGAATCGGTCCGCGTCCTTTAAATCGCTTGCCATCCCCAACTTGTGTATTACCTAAATCAGCACGTCCTTCATAAGCAGAACCTGAAGCTATTTCTTCCATGTATCGGAAGTTTCCAGATTCATGTGCTAACTGTGCAAAGAAGTGCGTGAAGCGAAGTGAGTTATCAAGAATACCGAAGTTTCGCAGATGAACATTAGCAGCAAGACCGAGTTCTTCAGCTCGGCTTTGTGAAGCACCAAGTTTTCTGAATACTGCAGTTAATGTGCCACGACCAATGATGCCATCATCCGCAACACTGACTATTTTTTGCAGTTTCTTAATTTGCATCTTATTCACTTACCACCCCCGATAATCGCAACGAAAGCGGCTTTCACTTCAGCAATAACTTCTGCTAATGATTTACCATGCATGAGTGCGATGGATTGATAAACAATACCGATGGCCAACAATCCGAATACAGCAAAAATCAGCATCACAAAGCCTTGTGCCATGTGTGAATACTGGCTTAATTCGTAGTATTCAATGAATGCCGCACCGCCATATAAACTGACCGACACACTGAATAAGAATTTACCGATCACGCCTAACGTGACTTGGATTTTCCCGTCTTTATCAATATCCCCGCTAAGCACTAAAGCAAGGATTGCCCCCACAACTGCTGGAACTAATTTAATAAACCATGGTAATGCGTTTTCTTGCATTGTCTTTTCTCCAGACATAAAAAAACGCCCTTTCGGACGCTTGCTTCAATTTAAATTTTTACACTTCAATCTGCACTACATCGCCGCTTGCCGCCAAGCGTTTAATCTCCCCATCTGAAATGAAAACCGTTGAACCGACGTTGTAGCGAGTCGTACTGGTACACATCACCAAGCCCGACCCATCTACAACTAAAACTTTATAATTCGGATGATTTTCATGCGTGATTTGCCCCACAAATTCAGGCGCTTTAGGCATTAAATCAATCAATCGCTGCAGTGCATTACTCACGATTCACACGCTCCACTTTGACAGTTTGGTTCACCTTTGCATGGCTAAATGACACACTGACACTTTCAACAATACCCCACCACTGGGCATTAAATGCAAAAACTTCACCTGGTACACATTCACCGACTTCTGCAGAAATAGGCATAGTCAATGTGTGTGTTTCTACCATACCTGCTTTGGCCAACTTAGATTTACCAAACGCACCCATGCTGACCACATCAAACAAAGGATTGTTTTCAGGTGGTAATAGCACGTCTGCTGCTGTGCCTGCTCGTTTGACTTGCGCCTGCTTGCCTGTACGATCATTGGTTAGCGTGATGCCATTGTAATCAGGATAAAGCTCATAGTCTGTGGACTGACTGGTAACGAGTGAATCAGGCACTAAGCGGTCATAATCATCAACCGTAAGCGCATCCCAAAAGGTCTTTTTATAAAGCGGTTTAATTGAAAGCGTATTACTACCCTTTTCGCTATAAATAAAACCACCGCCACTTTCTGCAATCAGTTTAATCGCTGCGATGGGCGCAAGATTCGAATAACTTAAACTGTTGTTTGCCACGATCCAGCCTAGATCATCAATCAATTTCCAATTCAGCACTGTATCACTAAAAACTCGATCTAGTTCAGCTTGAGCAAGTTGTACCGATGTGCGCTCATTCTCTTGTAAAAACGAGCGTAAAGGCGCATACGGTGCATCAAGTAAAGCGGTTTGACTGCGACCTATGAGTGTATAAGTAATATTGCCGAAATTGCGTGAACGTGTGCGATTCTCAAGTAGCATGTGATGCTCATGCCCATTCACCATAATTTTAAGAATTACAGGCTGTCCATCGATTGGCTCTAGCTTTGAAATTTCAGTATGCGGCACAGTTAAGCTATACGACCACGCCCAGCTGCTGCGGTCTGAACGATAGTTGCCGTCATACACTAAAATTTCTGCATCATTATCAAGCCGTGTCACAGATAAACTATTCAAGATATACCACCAGTTTTGATTTGGAATTGCGGGAATACAGTCATCAACCCCAAAGTTTAAAATGACGTTATGCGCATCAACTTCATGACATAAGCAGATAAAATTTAAATCGCCCGTGCCTTCGTATTGCGGTAATTCAGGTTGTGGCCATGGCTGCACTGGATGCTTACGATAATGAATTGCCTTGGCTTTTTCCCAAGCCAAATCATCAGTCGTGACAAGCTCTAAACCCTTATCCCATTCAAATGTGAAATGCTTTTCAAAGACGTGTGCCACTTCATGCGCATAAGTGATACTGCGACGCTTACGAATCATTTCATACCAGTCTGTGACTCGATTGATACGCAGCTTTAGCGTTTCATCAAATAAGTAGCTCTGGTGAATGAATCGCTTGTCACCTGTTTGCCAAACTAAATACGCATCGGTCTGCAGACCAGTAGCTTTCTCATACTCAATTCGGACTGCTTGTGTAAGCGAATCAGACTGATCAAAACCTGTCATGGCTTGCTGACTGAGCACCAAACCTTGGTCATAAAAAAGAGCCTCATTTGAGACTCTTAATACTGGTTTTGCCCACGGCATTGCTGCAACACTTAAAGCAGCGATTGCCTTGTGATAAGCCGCATCAAACGCATAAGACACCCCGATGATGTGATTAATATCGAATACAGCATCAATTTGAAACTGAAACTCAGTATCTAAAACCGTATCAATCGTGCATAGGTTTTCAGTGAACTCTGCAACAATTTCAAAACTAAAACTGGTGTCTAATACCGTGTCAATCTGCCCGATGACATCAATATTGTCTTTAAAGACTGCGACAACTTCAAAGCTAAACTCAGTATCCAGTACCGTATCTATGACTGCAGTATTTACACCACTTTCGGCATAAATTGCAGTGACTTCAAAACTAAAATCAGTCTCTAAAACCGTATCAATAACTGCGGATACATCATCCCCAAAGTTGAGATTAGTCGAGCCATCAGCTAGATGCTCAAAATTAAGAATGATGTTGTGGCTATCGCTATTATCAGGCTTAAAATTTAAGTTTAAGTTGTGAGCATCAACGGTGCCGAGCTTATTTTTAAAATCCACATGAGCACCCTTTTTAGTTACGGTCTAAGTTTGATGGACTGGATAAACAGCGTACCGCCCACGACTAAATTGGTATTAGCCAAGCTAATGTCAGCACCCACAGTTAGATCCGCTGCCACCTCGCCCGCACCGTTAAAAATACGCGCCCATGTGGCTGTACCAGTCTTAATAACCGAGCCTGTATCAGTTGGGTGTAATTCAACATAAGTTGGCGTGGTTTCTTTAATGCAAGGTTCAGGAAATACCAAAGTGACCAAAGCATTGTTAGAATCTGCCGCAATTGCTGTACTGGCAGGCTGCACACCTTCATAAAAAATAACGGTAGCACTTTGGCTACCGTTATCCATAAATTCTGCAAAGGCTTGAATCATGGCAAGCCGAGCATTGATAGATGTTTTACTCATTTCGCACCCACATTATCTTGAGCTGTTGCATTAAATATTTTGTTTTCATCTATACCAACAATTAAATATGCAGCATCATACGGTAGGTATGCTTTATAGTAGCCATTTGAATCGCTTTTGATTTGCTTTAATAATGCGCCATTGCCACGACTAAAAATGCGCACTAATTTTGATTTTGGTACACCCAGTTCTAATGTACGCCCCGAAATTAGCTTAACTTTAGGCGCTGAGTAGCCTGCATGTGTAATCTTCATTGTGCTCATAACGACTCCATAGCAATCGCGTAGTTTTGTGAGCCATAATTACCAAGGTAAAGGGACAAACACTTGATTTTTCCATCGTCCGTGAAATAGGTTCCGCCTCTACCACCCCCCATTTGCATACGAGCAAAAGGAATAACGCCACGAAAAACAAAGCTGCTATCTAAGATTGGCATTTGTAGTAAAAAACCACTTGATGATGCAGCATCAATCGCAGTGTTATTGGTCATAAAACCTAAAGCAATCGCACGTGAAATCTTTTGATCTTGACGAATCGCAGCAGTGTTATACCACAGCAAACCTGTTTGCGGCTGACTTGCGCTCCCACCAGGACCAATATTGTTATTGTAACCCAACATTATCCCGCCACGTGCCGTTACATACCTGTTTTGCGCTTGTGTTGGGTTGTAGTTTAGTCCTGTTGCCGCAAACAAAACATTTTGACCACGGATTTCTGTATCATAAAATTCAAATAAACCATAAAGTGCATTACACCACTGGTTTTGAACACTGAGAAGTATGGATTTACCATCTACCACTAGATCAAAAGTACGATTACCAGCTAATGGGGCTTGTGTGTCATTTCGTTGATCGTAGGAGTTGCCGTACTGTGGATTTGCGTAATACCACTTCGCACAGCCATGGTATGTGCCATCCCAACCCCAATTATTGGCATCTTCAGGTAGTTGATTTCCAACAATCGTGTCAATGTCAGTCATGCTTTCAACAAGTCCAACTTTTGCAAATTTAGCCCCAGCAGTTGCTGCACCAATGCTACAAAAATCATGTACAAGCAAAATCAAGCCGAGTGATTCAGGGTCGGTTGAGCGATATGCCCTTTTTGGTTCAGTAGATTCGCTCGGTGTTTGATGCACAATTTCAAAATCTGCGGGTGCTGTAAAACACGATGCCGCACCAGAAATAACTATTGGATGCTCTGCAGTACATTCAATTGTGATTGAGCTAGTGTCAACACTTAGGACTTTATAATCGCCATCCCAGCCATTCGTAGAACCAGCAATTCGCACCACCTGACGATCAATAAAGCCATGGTCACTACCTAAATTGATTGTTGCGGTGATCGAGGCTGTATTGGCTTTTGTGATGCCAAGAATAGTGACATGATTAAACCCATTTACCAGAACAGCATCAAACAAGTTAATCAAAGCACCCCAATCATTCGTTAGCCGAGGGATGCCTTTCATCGTATCTTGATAGTGTTTTACAAGTCCTGCCATTTTTATTCACTCATTAAAAAGACCGCATAAAGCGGTCATATTTGATTTAATTTTAAACCACGCGGTCAATGTCACCACGTAGCATGATTTGGAATTGATCTGACATAACAGTTGGCTCGGATTGCTTCACTGTACGAATCACCCAAACTGGGAAGTTTGCAGCTACAGTGTTAAAACGCAGCACGTTACCGTTTGCCCAACCTGCACCCCAACCTTCCTTTTTCACTGTGAAATATGGCAAGCTAGTCACAGGGTTAATCGGTGCAAAATCTGCGTTCACACTACCCGTACCAATCTGACCTGAATATTCACCAACACAGCGGAAATTCGTGTTATCCGTGAAAATCAAAGCCCAGCGTTCTTGAATAGCGCCTTTGTTGGTCACAGTAATGGGATACAAAGCATCGTTATAGTTGGCTGAAATGCCACTACCTGTTGCTTCATCTGCCCAAGCATTGTTCCACGTTTGTTGCACAAATTTACGGGTGTAGCGCGATTGCATATCACCAATCACTAAGGCTGAACCAACAATTGTATCTGCTGCATCGTAGTTGTGCGTTAAAGGCTTGGTAAAGGTCAGCTGCCCACTGATCTGCACATCACGAATCAAGCCCATATCTTGATAGCGATACTTGGCCACAATTGGTGCAACCAAAGTATTTAGTGAAAAATCACCGTTTAATGTGACTTTGCCATAATCATAATCAACCACATACATATCGAATGGAACTTTGATACCTTGACTGTCCTCAAGCTCGCACCATGAAATACGCTGGTCATTTAGGTTGTAAATCTGACCCGCCACATGGCTTGGCAATTCCTGAGTTTTGCTTGAGCTAACAATACCAATGTCACCAACACGGAAAATAGGCACACGACCATCCAATGGCAAGCGTGTAGCAGACAGCCCCAAAATTTCAGAATCAAGCGGGATGTAGGTATAGGCAATTGCGTTATAACGCACTGATGAGCCATCAATCCACACGGGTACATTGATGTAGGTTTTGCCTGCTTCCTCATACTCCATCAATACGTCATACCAATCTTTAGCTTCAATTTGTGAGCGGTTGGATTCGGTAATTTCAGTTTTAGTGTAGAAGTAAATATCTACAAAACCAGTGTCGTGATTGATCTTGCCGTGTGCCTGATTGGTTTCAATGACCCCATTTTCATCCGTGGTCAGCGTTAATTGACCATGTTCCAATGATGCTACAACCACAGTCAATGATTGTGGTCGAATTGGAATTACTGGTGTTCTAAAGCTGATTTGATTCATTGGCGGCAAGTCGGTTGTAGTTGTCAGTGAGTCTAAACTGACAGTGTTGTCACCGTTTGGCGTCCATGACTCAATTTCAACCTTTCCTGTACCGTACTGAATTGAACCTGACGCAATACCGCTATTATTTGATGGGTCTACATTGCGATAAAGCTGCCCATCTCGATCTAAGAAAGTATCAGCGCCAACTCTAAAGCGTGCTGAACCTGTCAAAATCTGCTCGTCATAACCCGATGATAGATCAAGCCGTAACTTATCAGCCACAGCAATGGTGTTACTTTGGTTTACACCAGAACTATCGCGGTATTTCACTGAAATAGATGTTTCGTTATAGGCTCGAAATACATGTGTCGTGCCATTAATTACGGATATAACTGGAGAATAAAAAGACATTTAGACCACCTTTATGCAGACGCATAAGTTGCTGTAAATCGCGCCTCATACACATAGTTAAATGTTTTGTATGAAGCTGTTGGCGTCACAATGCATTGACCTGTGCTGTAATCAATCGTGCCTTGAATATCGCCTGCATCATTAATTAAATTACCCATATTGCCGCTTATTGGGTCATCTTTAAGATGCACATAGAGAGTGTTTAAGCCTGATTGATCTGTCACTGGAATCTCTAAAGCCACGCTACTCGGCTGAATACTTGAACCCGTGCCAATGGTAAACGTCAGTTGTTGGTTGGCATCAGGTATCGCTGACTTAGATTGGTTGAGCTGTGAACCGTAGTTATACGTGATGTTGAATTGCGTATTTTTCTGCGGCAACTTGTTCGGAATGATTCGCCCTTTGCCTGTGGCGTAGTTGATATATCCCGCTGCATCACCTGTAAACAAGCCTTTTGAGTTACTAGATGCGGTTTTAGTTGCACCTTCTAACACCCAAGTCACAGTTATGCCTGCTGCAACACCCGTATGCCCAAGATCAAAATCAAAGCCTGCATTATCTACATGCAAACCTGCCCGCACGAAAGTTGCAATTGGAGTGCCCCAGTGTGCCAAAATTGGCGTATCAACATCAGGCAAAGCACCTGTAGTTAGCAAAAATGAACCCGTTTCGTAGTTAATCATGCCTGAGCCAAAGGAGCTATGAACACCTTTTAACTGACCTGATCCATCGTCTTTTAGCTCATAAAACTTGCCTTGCGACATATACGAAAGCGTCAAACTACCAGGCGCAGGAATCGGAATTAAAACGCCCGTCCAGTTGGTGCTTTGGCTATTTTGCGTCACAGGAATGGCATAGCTTTGAAAATATTGTCTTGGTGCAGCAGCAGGCTTAAATGTAATTGACAAGGTAGTCGAGCCAGTACCTGCAGCAGAAGTCCACTGAATTAAGCCACGCTGATAATCAATCGTACCGACTTGTGTGCCTTGGTTGTTTTTAAGCAAGCTACCTTGGTCACTTACAGGCTGACCAAACAGCGTAAACGCAATGCTTGACGGCATCACGCTTGAGCCTAAATACAAGTTTTGACTTACACCGACTGTAGTTGGAAAGTTGGCAGTAATGGTACCGTCGTTACCTGGTACCAAAATAACGCTCTCGCCTGCAGCATTCACATCAATAATCGGGGTTTCAGTCTGTGCCGATGGAATCAGCTGTGTGAACATGCTCGACGCATTCACAGTGAACTCACCGACTTGCGCATCCGATGCCAATTTTACCGATGCACAATATTCGCCTGTATCTGCTACCAGTGATTCGCGAATGATGGTTTTAGACTGTGTACTGCCAGCGTACCATTGACGCGCTGTCAATCCGATAAAATCACGCTCTAACGGATCGTTAATGGTGTACGTGGCAATTTTGTATTCCACGTTTTTACCATCAACCACCATGATTGCAATACGTGTTTCAACTTTAGTGATACGCACGTATTGCTCAAATTGAAGCGCCTTGCCTTCGTCACTGACTAGAACAATGGTGTCGCCAACGCTTGATTCCGCCTCTTGCGGGAACATCGCCACTTGCAACTGCTTCATGCCTTGCCAGTGCGTATCCAGTGGCGTGCCTGCAATCTGCCCACCTTTAGCCAAGTAATTTTCTACACGGTTTTGGGCACTACGGCGTTCATCCGTCCAGTTTTTTGTACTGAATAGCAAAGCCGACACGTTTGGGTCTTGCGGGTTTTCAGAGATGAATACCGTTGCACCCATCAATGCGTCTGTATCTTCGGTAATCACCGCAGGAAAGATTTTACGCATAGACACGTCGCCCATGGTTCGATCCATTTCTGACACGTCATTGAACAAGTTATTACTTTGGCCATCTATGATGACCTGACCTGAATATTTACCGCCACCATCATCGGTATCGGTTAATCGCTCCGATTTATAGAGCACCAAGTCTTTTGTTTCAATTGCCATTATTCGCTCCAAAATCTTAGCGTTAAACGCATCATTTCATCTGAACTGGTTGCTGGTGAACCCCACACGCTGACCGCTTCCAGTGCTGTATCTTGATGATTAAAAATCACATCAAATTGCCGATTGTCATGTGGCCATTCAAAATGTAAGCGGAATTTCTCGCTTAAAGCTAACCATTCCTGTAGCTTGCGCACATCACTTAACTTTGCCCAACCACGGTTGCTGTCAGGTGTTAAAGTGATAGGTCGAGCACCGACCTTAATGCCTTCCTGAATAATGGCTGCACCACTAATGGCACGTTCCACGGTTTGCTCTTTGGGCTTCCATTCAAATTCGTCAGACCATAAAAAACCGTCTTCTAGTGAGACGGTTTCGGATGTTGCTAAGCGTATTAATTTCATCACATTGCCTTTTTCAGCATTTCAAATTCACGCAAGATGCTTTCCATCATGTCTCCATCTTCCTGCGAGCCTTGCATTTCAAAGCGTTTGCCGCCTGATACAAACTCAAAGCGCACGTTTTTGGTTGGTGCATCATTCTGCAGATCGCGGATTTTTGGTTCAGAAATATTAGGTGCATAATCATTGATTTTAGGCGTGTTGCCCGTACTTCTCACATCAAGATTACGAAGTAATTCATTGATCTTGTTTGTACCGTGCTGTGTGGTTAAGCCTTTCGCTGCAGCGTTATTAAATTCTTGCTCGATGAGTTTATTCATCGCCAAGTTACCGCCTTTGCCGTATGCAGCAAATTTGGCATCACGATCTGTAGCCATGGCTTGTGACCAGATTGACCCTGCCAATTTCTTAGCCTGATCTTCACTGTATCCCATGCTCTTAATCTGAGAAATTACATCGTTTTTGCTCATTGATTGATAGCCTGAGATAGCCGCGCTTAAACCTTTTGACTGGCGTTTCATTTCTGCATCCCATTTCTGAGCTGCTTCCTGAGATGCCTTATTCCATGCAATTTGTGCTGCATTGGCTTCTTCGCGTGCAATCTGCCCCGCTTCACGATAACCATCACCAATACTGCGTGCTGATTCACGTACGCGGTGGTTCGCTTCGGTTAACTCATCCATCGCTTTAACAGAGGCTTTGCCTGTTTCGTCAATTTCGATGCGTAGGTCACGACCTGCACCTGCTGCATTAGCCGATGCAATTACTGCTTGGTCGCCCGATAGGGCAGCCGCTTGTGCTGCTTTTTCATAAGCCTTTTGGATACCTTCCGCTGTAGCCTGACCACTATCACGGATAGTGATGTAATCCATTAATGCCTGTTGTGCAGACAGCTTAAGATTCTCTTTGGTCTCAATCCCTAATCGCTTAAAAGCAGCCGTTACAGGATCAATATCATCTGGCAAACCTTGTGCTTGATGCTTAATTGCAATCAGGCCTTGTTCGACTTGCGAAGTTGATAGCTTGCCTTGTTCACCAAACTGCTCAAGCTTGGCTTTGGCCATATCAATTTCAGCTTGGTTTTTGGCAGTTTCCAACCATTTAAGCCATGCTTGGTAAGTCACGTCACCAGCCTGCTTCCCTTCTGCACCCAAGCCCTTTAAGCCAACAACAAATGCATCGATTTGTTTTTCATTTTCACCAAATTTTTCAGAAACGCGATTAAGTGAAACATCTAAATCCAAACCTAGTGCTGCTGCGGCTTTGCGTGCTTTTTCCGTAGCATTGCTTTGCGCATCTGTAGCAACAACACCATCATCCATTGCTTTTACAATAGCTTTGCCTGTGCCATCAAACTCAAGTTTTAGACCCTGTGCTGCGAGATATGCCTCTTTCTCCTTACTGATTACTTTTGATGTCTGCTCATCCATCGTAATCATAGAGTCTATATATGCCTGAGCCGCTTCAATCTTAGCATCGGTAATCTTTTTACTTTCTGCTTGATATGCTTTTTCTTTGGCATCAAGATCAGCTAAACCCTTAACAGCAATATCTATTGCAGCCTGATTGCCTGACTTTCTGGCCTCATGTAGCTGCTGCTCTAGTTTAATGCGCTCATCACTAATGGCTTTATAGTCAGCACGATGCTTTTCCTCTTGAGTTTTTAATTCATCAAGGGTTTTTTGACTGTTGGCAATTCGCTCTTGGTTTTTTTCCTCATCTGTTTTACGAATATCCTCCAGTGCTGCAATCGTTGCTGACTTTGACTCTAAAGCAAGTCTATTTGCTTCTTTCGCATTTTTTTCAGCTTGTGCAAATAGGCGATCGGATGCATCTTGTGCCTGCTTTGCTAGTGTATCGAAGCCGATAAAATCAAGCACCTTTGCCTGTAAAGCGGTTAGACCGCCTGCTAGAAACTGCAGACCTGACAGTAAGAGTTTAAGTCCAATATTTAAACCAGTTGCAGCATCTGAAACCACACCTAAAGCTACACGAAACACATTAAACAATGTGGTTAAGCCGCTAACATTTTGTTGACCACTCAGCATGGCATTAAATAACGGAGAGATGGCATCAAGTGTAGAAGTGAACGCGCTCCATGCTGTTTCAGCTATACCAGCCATACTTTTGATTAGGTTTTTAACCACATCATAGGCATCAGATAGTGCTGATCGCATTGCATCAATAGTTGCAGGGTCAATTTCAGCTAATTTATCTCTAAACCACCCAACGCCCTCTGCTACATCATCAAAGAATACTTTTAAAATTCCTAAGTTATCTGCAATGGTGGATAGTGCTTCTGCTACAACAGAGCTTGCGCCATGCGCCTGATCCATTTCACCAATCAGTATCTGCCAAGATGTAGCAATTTTTTGTAAAGCATTACCAATCGTTGTTGGGAATTGGTCATAAGTTGCTTGGACTTGTGCAGCTTGGCTTTGCAGTGCTTTTGCCACACGTTCGGAAGTTAGCTCTCCATTTTCAGCCATTTTTCGGAGTTCACCTGTAGTGACTCCCAAGCCTTTAGCTAATGCCTCAGCTAAGCCATAGCCGTTTTCCATGATTGAGTTAAATTCTTCACCACGCAACACACCGCCTTGCATGGCTTGAATAAACTGGGTAATTGCAGCTTCACTGGCTTGAGCTGAACCACCACCAATCTGAATTGCTTGCGTAACTGTCTTGGTTAGGTCTAACGCCTGTTGCTGCGTCATCCCCATTTCTTTGCCGACTGCATCAATACGGGTGAATAGGTCACCAGTCGCTTGCAGGCTTGAATTTGTGGCTAAGGCAACCTGATGCACGCCTGCCATTGCTGATTCAAAGTTTCCACCCTCTTTGGTAGCAATCTGAATGCGTGCAGAAAGTCCAGTGTATGCGTCTGCGGCTTCTGCTAATTCACGCAAGCCAAGCCCAACACCCAAAGCAGCCATAGCACCCATAAGCGCATTGACTGCAAACTTAGCCCCATCTAAACCTTTTTTTGCCGCTGCTGCTGCGGAATCAGACTCTTTAAGTTTATTGTTTGCCTTGCCAACTTCTGCCTGAAAGTCGTTAAATGCTTGGTTAGCCTGTTGAACTTCTTTTTCAAGTTGGTCTACTTGGCGTTGTGCAACTTCAATGTCTGCAGGCGACGCATTGGAATTAGCAAACTCTTGCAGCTTCTGCTTAGCACTTGTTAAGTCTGATTTTAATAGGTCTAAAGCCTTATGTGACTTGTTGCCAAAATCCGTAAAGTTACCCGCAGTAGACTTTGCGTTTTCGCCTGCATTTTTAATAATCTCTGTGGCACTGGATAATGATTTAGTTAAGCCTGCAGCTAACTCACTTGTGCCTTTCGGGATGATATTTCCAAGCTCTTTTGCTGCTTCTGCCGAGCTTTGTTTTAACTTATCAGACTCGGTTTTAATTGCTTCAAATACTGACTTTGCAACACTTTCAGATTGTTTTACACCGCTAACAAAGCCTTTGCTGTCAGCGTCCATGATAAGTTTAAAAGTTAAATTTTTTGACATGCTGACCTCAAATTTTAGGCATTAAAAAACCCACCGAAGTGGGTTAAGTGTTATGAGAATATTGAGAGGTATTAACTACGTGACTGCAGACACATCAGCAAGTATTCATCCTCAAAGTCTGTAATAGCGTTTTGTTGATACTGAGATGAACTATATCTTGGTTTTGTGTAAGCCAGTCTAATCATTGACTCCATAACACCTTTAATTGCTGGATCAGCCGCTGGAAGTAAATTATCCATCTGATTGTTCATTGATATTCCAAGCTGCCTGTTACGCATTACCGCACTAGCGGTCTTTGAAGCTGAACGACAAATTGCACCCCAATCTTCCTCTGAATATTTTCCGCCTTGCTTACTAGAGCTTGATGGGGTTGTGGTCGCAGTTGAATATTGCGATGCCTGCTTTCGCTCTCTTTCTCTCTCACCCACAGTTTTGCCAGACCCAACACATGGCTTACCCTGATATACAGTCTTGCCGTTCACAACACAGGTATGCACACCAGCAAACAAGCTTTGTGAAAGAGCTAAAATAAACAACCCTAATATGTATTTCATTATTCCACCATGCTTCCACAATGCTTGCATTTACGCGCATCAAATCTAATTAATTCCATGCAATCGGGGCAATTCTTCTGCTCTACGCCATTTTCACCTAGCTGCATTCTTTTACCCGCATTGTAGGAAAATACGTCATGAGCTACAGGTGCTGTTTTCCCTTTTGACACAACAGGTTGTGTAAAATCCACTTCATTAACCTTAGGCTGCAATTGTCTAGGTGTTGGCACATAGAGTCGCACACCATGACTTCCACAGGCGCTACAGACCTTTCCACCTGATCTTCTCCAAATCTCATAAATAATACCTGGCAGAAGACCTATAAATAATAAAATGATAGTTATAGCAAAACTGCCTTTCGTTTTGGGCTGACCAACATGCCCACATGCTATACATTCAACTGTTTGAGCCATCACTCACGCTCCCAACCAATGCTATAGACTTTCCCATCTACAACAGTGATTTCGTAGCGCGCGTTATTCATACGGTATGTGTAAGTTGTGGCTTTGTGCGACCAACCTTTACGGTCTTGGATTACATGGCGATATGATGAATCAGGATTACCCAAGGCTTCCATCATGCGACTCTGTGAATGCCCCACTTCAACAATCATCGTACTGCCACGCACAGCATTGGTATACTCCAGAGCAAATACAGATGATGACACAAGTAAAATTGCAGCAACCAATATTTTTTTCATAAAACACCCCTCAAAATTTATATAATTTTCAGGCATTTTAACAATTGGTTAATCAATCAACAACTTTTAAATCCTCCATAAGTTTTTTAAATTCACGGTTTTGAGCATGTTGTGCTGAGCGCATTAAATTGACTTGTGACCGCATTTTTCTAAGCTCACTTCTTTGTGCGGCTTTTATATACTGCAGGTACGCACCATATGACATATTCAAAATGTCATCGTGACGATGGCCAGACTCAATTAAATACTGGAACGAATCAAACCAAGTGCTTTTCTCATTGCTTGGCTTACTGCCACGTTTAGGCTTTTCAGGCTTGAAATATGCTGTATTCACAGTCAATACAGCACGCAGCATATCTAAAAATAAAGCCTGATCTTTAGCCACATCAAAAATACGGTCTGCTGTTAAATTGGTAGTCATGACGCAGACTTGTATTACTTCAACCGTGTGAGCCTTAAATAACTCAATCAAAATTTCATCTGAATAATCTTTGTCTTTCAAATATTCTTTGATTGTTTCAGCATGTCTGCAGAATAGATCAAGTGACTTCACCTGAATCTGCTTCACTTCAATTTCGCCAATTTGAAACGTTCGATTATCTGCTAAGAAAAAATCATTCATGATGGAATCTCAAAAAAGCCACCCGAAGGTGGCGGTAGCTTGAATTTCAGATTTAGAATCCAGAATACTTTTCCTTATTCATCTTCTTTAAAATCTAGGCTGGGTTGCGCTTCTTTAATCAGCTCATCCAACTCTTTGAGCATGGCTGGTTTTGTCTGCTTGCCATTTACTGATAAAAACCGCCCCGCTTCCGATAAGCACTGTGTAATCAATTCAACTTGTGCTGAAAGCTTACCAATGCGCACCTGCAAACCATCTTTTAGATGACGTGCCAATTCTTCTTGCTCGATATAGTATTTGCGGATCTCATGACCCTTTTTATTGCGCTCCATCATTCCAAGGTGCTTCGTCATATCCACCGAGATGATGTACTCAATTAGGTTTTGTCCTGTTTTTGAAAGCTCCTCTTTTTTGAGGAGCTTAACGTAGTCAAAATTCTCTTCAAAACCACATTGTTTAATGCGTCGCTTAATCCAATCCGAAAAGTCCGTCTTAACCTCTAGCATTTTGTGAAGGTCACGCGCATTCACACCCAGTTGAACTTTTCCATTTAATTCAACTTCGATAAATGGGGTTTGTTTTTCATGGTTTACCATCATGTTCATAAGATTTCCTCTTGTATGCTCATGTTCAAAAAAAGAAACTGGCAGGCACGTTGAACATGAAAACGTGCTTTTCGAACCGTCGTTCTAGCCAGTGGTTTGCCTGAAAAACAGGCATAAAAAAACCGCCCATAAAGGACGGTTTGATTAAGTGGTGGGATGAATCCCTTTCGTTTTCATTAATCGCTTAATGCAAATGAAAGAAATTTAAAAAACAGGCACAAAAAAAGACGCTTATGCGTCGTGGAGTTTTCTTGTGCCTGTGTTGGTTTTAAGGTGCTTGTACCGATGGAATCGTTACGATATGACCGTACAACCCAAGCGCTGCGTCGCTTTGTTTTGAAACGTCAGACAACGCTTGACCTGAAATAGAGTATTGCCCTAATTCTTCGTGAATCAGTGGAAATGTGGTTTCAGGTGACTTCTTAGTACGCCATAAACGAACCGCCATGTGCTCGCTAGTAGCCGTGTTAATACCTTTGAAAAACAGCTCGTATTCTGTTTCAAAGTCCGATGCTAGTGTCGTATGCGTTACTGCACCAGTGGTGTAGCTTGCCAAAAGTGGCATAGTGAGGTCTGAAACATCGTTAAAAACAACCGTGCCGAACTTTAAGTCCACTGTGTACTTTGATGGGTCTACTGTAACCGCTGATCCACTAGTTGAATCTTTAAATGACACGGTAGACAAGTTATAACCACCAAGCTTAATTTCCTGACCTGCCACCACAGTGCCAATATTTGCGTCGGTAATGGTTTCAGTGGTCACTTCGGTGGTTTCACCTGAAACAATGTATTTCAAGTTTTCTTTATCCACTTTTTCAAGCTGACCTGAGAAATTAACCGATGTTGTCTGAACCATAGTGAAGTCGGTTGTACGCTTGCCTGTCATGGATTCAACGTGCTCTAAAACCTCAGCACCAATTTCCAATTCAAACTCTGGTACGTTACCCAAATGACGCATTGCGCCTGCTACACCGTTGGTGATTTTTGCTAAGTAAAACTCACCTTGTAGCGAAATATATTGAGTGCTCATTATTTAGCATCCCCTGTGGCTTTCTTCGTTGTGGCTGCTGCGGTTTTCACTTCCTGAATTACGCAATCAGCAATTAACTTTTTGATCTGTTCATCTGACAGACCACCCACCAGATCGCCGACTTGAAAGCGACCTACTGGCTTTAAGGCTTTGTATTGTTTCGCCATGATAGGCTCCTAAATAAATAACGATGACTCAAAAACCATCGTGATATAAACGCATGTAGGTGAAAAATCTTCACTGATACGCACCAGTGATAATGGGCGTGTACTTGATTTAGGTTTCCATCCACTTAAAAGCGGTATTACCTTGGCAACCAACTCGCCCGCCTGATCAATTGCTTTAGACCCATCTGATAGCTGCGAGGCTGCATGACGTTCAACAATGGTGATGTCCCATTCCTGCTTTAATGAGTTCAGGCTGCCACGGCCAACTTCATCAGCTTTACGAATACGAAGATAGTTCACATGAGCACATGGGGTGTTTTGTGAGAGTTCGGTTGTGCTGCCAATGTTGATCGGCGTATAGACTCTCTTAAACTCAGAAATTTCTTTTAACTTCTCGGCAATTTCAGCACGTACCGCAAAGAAATTACTCATCGAAAATTACCCCTTCAATTGAGTTGAGAATCTTTTGCTCTTCGTCTTCAGTAATACCCAGCCATGGACGGCGTGGTACGTTGACGCTATATGCTCTACCCATTGACTCTTGGGCAAAGTTGGAGCGTGACTTACGCACGAAACGATTACCCACTTGCCCTGTTCTTTGGTTTTGTCGAAAGAACAAGGTGCGTGAACGGGCTTCATGCTTGATCTCACCACCGAAGTGATGAATTGCGCCATAAACCACATCAGTACCAATTTCGACACCATCAGGTAGAACATTGTAGGTAACGGAATTCATCAACCGAGACGTGTCTCGTAATGTGGTACCACCCTTACGCATCACACGAATTGATAATAGCCACTTTCCTTCTAAACCCTCTCCACCTTTCCAGCGTGAACGAATCCCCTCAACAACGGTACTGCCTACCGTGTCGAATAAATCCGCTTTACGTTGTTCAAAATCTGCAAGGTTTTTAAGGATGGATAGAATTGGTGAATCACCTTCAACATCAATAGTTATCGCAACACCACTCACATTCACCTCACTTGATGCTCGGCATCAGGTCTAAAGTGGAATCACCAAACACGCCACCCGTGTAGCTGGTACCGATTGGCATGGTAGATGGCTTGTTCTTTGGTTGGTCTTCCACGATTTGGTTGGTTGCAGCATCCTGAATCTGCAAATGTGCCTTACCAGCTGCCACCAACTTAAGAAATGAAACAGCATCCTCATAGCGCTGCCGCACTTCCTCGGTTGGTTGCTGAAAATAGAGGCGATAACGTGCAATGTCACACGCCATGCGCTCTAAATTGCTAGGCACATTTGGCAACGGCAAAGCATAACGACCACCGATGTAGCCGTTAATTTCTTCTGATGCGTCCTGAATGGAATCTTGAATGGCGGTTGATGCACTTGCATGCATCAACTTCAGTTCTTGAATTTCCTGACCAAATCGTGCAACCAAATTTGCTTCAGTTGCATACATAAGACTTACTCAGCGGTTGAGCGGGTACGACGTGCAGGCTTTTCTTGAGTTTCCTCTTGATCGGCTTCCACTTCTTTAATCGCACCCATAACTAAAAGGGCCTTAGCACGTTCTGCACTAAGACCCTCGACAGTTTGTCCTGGTAGGTACTGCCCTACGGACTGCGTTGCAATGTATTTAGCCATGCGTCACTCCTTAAATCGTGATGAAGCCAGTACCACCACAAATACCATTTTTATTTGATGGTACGACCAATGGAGCCGATTCAGTCATGAGTAAAATGCCGCTTGGATCTTCTTCGTACCATTGGCGGTCAAAGTATTCCAAAGCCAAACCGTTAGCATGAATGTTTTCGATCTTACATTGCGTCACATAACCATTGGTATCTGAAATAAGCGCAAAGTAATCGACAGGGATAAAACGCTTCACCTGTGCTTTGTGGCGATACGTTGCATCGTATGTCCAGATTTCAATATCACCTAAGTAGCCTTTGAACTTCGCAGAACGTGAGGCATTTAGTCCTGGGCGATACGGCACACTGATACCCGCATACGGCTCAACAAATTTGGCTTTGAAAGCAGCGTTCTTTTCCAGTGAAGCCCATACTTTGCCTGTGGTTAGAATCATAGTGGCTTCACCACCATTTTCATCCAACATGCGTTGTGCCATGGTTTCAATGTCTTCAACAGGCGTAGCACCTGCCTGATCCCAAGCATTTGTAGGGGTAAATGCAAGTGAAGATTCACGGCCAAATGACACTACGTTTTTGGTGTAGTCATCTGACTCAAGCACAATTTGACCAGTTGTCACCAATTCAGCAGCCATCAGGATTTTACGATTATCAATCGAGTCGTGGTTGCGCTTCATGGTTTCAATCTGAGCAATCATGTATTGCTCTGCTGTGCTCAACTGATTATTACCTGTTGAGATGATGCCCGCATCACGCAAACGTGCCAATAAAGCAGTATCCCAAGCTGTTGCAGGTGTCACCTGATTTTTAGGCTTTAAGTACGCTGGCTTTACGTGGCTGACTTGAATTGCCGTATTGCGGTCAAATGGCTTACCAGGAATCTGCGGTGCAACAAGTGGTGCAATATCCGATTCAGTTTCAAGCTCAGCAATTGGCACTACATCAGTAGTGAATGATTTACGACGTGGAAATAGCTTATCTAAAAGCCATGTATCCATCGGCTCGTAGTTTGAATGAATTAACGCTAATTCATCAACGCCCAATAGCTCCAGTGGAGCACCATCAATAGAAAAACTTTGTGGCATGGTTTACACCTTCGATAATTCAATGTTGTTTTTAGATGCTTTAGCGCGTGCCGCATCGTATTTGCTTGTTGCGAGTGCGGTACCAGCAATTGATACAGCCTCAATGTTAAATACCCCACCGTTATAAACAGGGATTTCAGTACCGTTTGCAGCTGCTGCAGTTGCTTGTGCAGCTGTTAGTGTTGCACCGCAAATAACGTCCCAACTTGACTCATCGGCCGCTTGGGTTAAGACGTTTGCTGCAGACAGCGCCAGTAAGTCGCCTTCTTTGTATGCAGTAGCAGTTGTGACTTTTGCATTAACACGGCGTGTTTTACCCACATCCAAATTAAATGGACGTGATTCATGTGTAGCTGAAACAGTAGTCATGGATTACTTCCCCTTTTGCTGTGCCGCAAATGCTTTAGCACCTGCAGATAATTGATGCTCTTGATTGCCCGATGATTGCGTCCCACTTTGAGCACTCGCTTGATGTGTGAACAAGTGAGCAAATGCTGGATTTGCTAACGGTGCTTGTTGCTGCTGACCTGCAGGTGGTTGTTGTTGAGTCGATGCTGCAAATTGCTTAAGTGTTGCTGCCATCAAATCAAATGCATCATCAGGCATAGCTGCAAACTTGGTTTTTTCTTCAGCAGTAAATTCCTTGCCCAAATCTTTGGCCAAAGCATCAATGGCTGAATTACGTTTATCTGCAGCAAACTGTTTGTTTTGCTCAGTCAGAGTATTCACCTGACCTTCCAATTCTTGGATTTTCGCTTTCGCTTGTTCTAAGTCCACGTCTGTGTCCTCTTTGCTAGATTGTGTTGGGTTGTGGCTGGCTGCCACAGCGTTGGTGTTGTCATCTGCACCCAAAGCACAGAAAGACACTTCACGAATACGACCACCACGAAATACCGTGATTGGCCCTTGGTGAACTTTTCCATTGACCGTAACAGATGCATCTGCCTGAATTTCTTCTACTGATGACGGCTCAATACGAACCGACATTTGCCACGGAAAACCATCGTCAGAGTCTTGGGCAACTTCGGTACCGAACTCATTACTCATTAAGTCGCCTGAAACGACTAGGCCTTGCTGGTGATTAATGCTGTGTTCATTGATGACACCTGCACGCTGACGAGGTGAGTGATCGAGTAACGCGGGAATACGCCCCTTAATTTTCATTGAATCCAAATCAAAAATAATTCGGTCCCAATACCAGTGGTCTGTAATCACTTCACCGCTATATGCCACGCCTGTGAATGTGCGTTTTTTCTTGCCGTCTTCGGCTTGATTGACGTTCAGATCGCCAAGCCGAAAGCAATATTTGTCCTGTGTTTCCTCTACTGGCATTTTTCATGCTCCAATAAAAAACCGCCCCAAATGGAGCGGTCATATTCATATTTAATTCAGTTCAGCAAAGGCTTGAGCGTATAAATCAGTTTGCCTTTGATTGTTTCAATCGAAACCACTTCAAACGACAAGCCAAGTGGTATCAAAACCCCTTGCCCTGCATTTAGCTTTTCCAGATCAATACCTAAACCTTTGGCGTTTTGAATCTGAATCACGATGTCACCTGCAGTATCAGCCATAAGCAAAGGCGCATTGAATTGTACTGTCTGCCCGACTTGATACGCTGCCACTTGCTGAATTGTTGCAATACCTACCACGGTTGAAGCCGTATTGCTTGCCACAGCCTGAATCGCTGCCATGTCAGCACTTAGCCACCGTTTCAGCACATCATCAGCCAGTGAAGCTGCAGACGCATTTAAATACGTGCTTAGTGCCGTGTCATTGCCCTGCACATAATCAATAAACGTCCGAATCGCTGTTGGTCTGATCTTTGGATCGAGTGGAATGACTGTATCTGCAATCGTGTTGAACAAATCCCGACTCTTGTCATCCATAGGTGCAAACAAACTTGTCAGCTTTCTGGATGCTGTCCACTCAGCTTGAATGACTTGCTTTTGTTCAAGCAAGAATTCTTTATCCAGTGATGAATCAGCAATCTTTTTATCGACCAAAGATTCAAGCTCACCAAATTGCAAAGGATGTGAGGACCAGTCCAAAGACTCAGCAACATCAGGCAATTTGTCATCTGGTGTAATGCCATATTTCAATGCTTGTTTTTCGGTTAAAGCTATGCACGTGCACCTACAACGAAATCCCAATGGCGGGTAATGTGTCAGCCAAAAAGGATGGTCAAATGGCAAAACGATCTTGTCTAAAGCCAAGTGACTCGGACGCACTCGACTATCATTAATCGCTGAATACATCAAATACGGACGTTTAGCCTTGTTACGGTTTTGTTGAATCCAACGACCATGACCATAAGCGCTCTGGATATTGGTACGAAACACATTGTCCAGATAGTGCTTTGGCAAAATGATTTCAGATTCTTCAATCAGCTTCTGAAAATCTTTGAATGTACCGCCATCCGCAATGGATTTATTCACTGCCTTGATGACCGTTTCAATCTGCTCAAGACTCGACAAAAAGCTCACCGTAGTTGCCATTTGCCGTGTTTTTAAATCCAGTGAGTAGAATTCATCAGGTAGCACGATATTTTTACTGTGAGCGTACTGAAGCGCCTCAAGAAACGTGACTGGTTGCATTATCAACCTCTCCACTATAAACGCGCTTTGCGTTCAACCACATCTTGAAATATTCATCACGAATATCAAAGTAATGACCTAATTTCTTACGCTGATATATTGAGAATTCATCAAAAATCAGTCCACAATATTTGGTGCTAAACTCTTCAAACTCATCATATAAGGCCTGAATATCTTCCATCACTGTCCATCCTTCGCCATTGCATAACCAAGCACATCTGCAGCATACAAAGCCTGATCTAACTTGGCTGTAAACTCAGTTTTAGTGGCTTTTGGAATAAGCTGCATAAGATTGAATGCCAACGCCTCTGGGGTTTCCGATGTGCTTGCTAACTGCCTAATCTCAGCATCATTTAGCAGCATTAAATCATCCTGCCCATCTGTCAGTTCTTCAACTTCTTGCTGGGCATCGGATAGCTTGTTTGGCTTGGCTTTGAAGTTGAATGCCTGGCGAGGTAATGCGGTGAATTGATTAAAGGCAGTTTGGACTTGATCAACCAGATCTTCTTCTTGTAGTCCATATTCACGGATGAAATAAGCATTCGAGAAGTTTGCACCTGCATTTTTTAAATGCACATCACGTTCCGCCTTTTCAGGTTCAAGTGACTTTTCCTCGCCAAGAATAATCTGTCTGCGCTTCCAACCATTAAGATCGCACAATGCATTAATAATCGCCTGCACTGTTGGGGTAATCATCCGAATGTCCGCACGGTATTTCGCATTTTGAACTTCCAAATGCACATCACCTAAAGCACGAGAGCCTGATCCATCGGTACCGCTGGTGAGCGTCTGACCCAAAACCACCTTTTGAATACGGCGTTCCAAATTCTTGTCGAATGTTTCATACGCTTGCGAGCCATTACCTACGGCCGATGCACTATGCAGTTCTACAGAGTCCATACTTGAAATCGCTAGAACAGAAGTTGCATGTGCTTTTAGTAATGCATCCCGCATATCCTGGTTGTGGCCAGTAGATGACTTGCCCACCAACAATGGCATACCGTACTTTTCTACAAATTTTGACCAGAACTTAAAGCCATTCGTTTTAAAGAACCAAACCCAGTACAAACGACTAAGCAATGCCTCTCCATAAGGATTTTCAAACGTAGATTTACAGCGTGTTAAGAAATGCTTAAAACGCTGGTCTACTTCCTGATCCTGATGTGTGTGGTTGTAGTTCTTTAAAAGAAGCAAACTTCCATTATTCTTTGGTTCATACCATTGCAGAGGCTTTTCACCAATCCATTCAAAGCCTATGAATGGTGTGACAACATCACCTTGAATATGAAGTTTAGGGTTTTCAGGTCTGGAGTAAATTCCCTCAAGCACAGAATATCCGTACCATCGCGCGTTTTGTGCACCTAAAATGATTTCAGACCACCATTCACGAAGATGTGCATACAGAATTTCAGTTTCTATACCTTCTGCTGGCTCTAGCCGCCATGGAGCACTTTCCAATTTATCCTGTCGCTTCTCAATCGACTGATATACCTCATCGTCATACATCATGACTTTTAAGCGGTGTCGGGTAATACCTGCTTTACGCAGTACCTCATCCACATCAGGCATTTTAGTCAAATAATTGAGTAGCGCTTGTTCAGCCTCATGCACACTTAAGTTACCCGACACAGGCTTTTGACTTTCGGGATTGCGTTTTTTCTTAGCCATATTTAAAACCTTATGCCGCTGGTGGGCTGTAATTCAACATCACGACTGAATCTTCAATCGCATCAATTAAGGTATCGACTTGGTCGTCGTGCTCATGGGTCATTTGGGCGTTAAATGCCTCACACTCATCTAGAAAGGATTGCTTCCAAGTTGCATTTCGAGGCAGCATGACAAACCTGTTTTGATTTTCAGGGTAAACATCAAAGTTGTTCTCTAGGTGTGGTGCTACATCCATAAAGCGGGTCAATTTGTCCTTTTCACGTTGAACAGGAATAATTGGAATACCGCCATATTTTTGCCATGACTGTACCAATTGGGTTCCATGCGCCTTATCCTCAACTTTCATATATCGAACAGGCTTGGTTCTAAGGTCATACACCTTGTGTTTATCGATAAATGCTTTCGCTTTTTTATTCATCTCTGGCGCTTCCCATTTGCCGCGCAAAAGATCAATCAAATAAAGTTTGCCATCTACCCCCATACCAACCAAAAGAAAGACAGTGAAGTCATTTTCTTCTTTGACCTTTTGAGCGGTATCCACATATACAGCACGCCAAACCAGTTCAGGTAATTCGTGATATTCACCAAACCACTCGCCCTTGATTAGATCACCACCTAATTTCTTAGGTCGCTGCATGTATTGGCTGCTGAACGTGTAACGTGAAACTGTTGCGCCATCTTTGTCTTGGCCGCCTTTCTCCAACTGCAGCAAAGACTGCAATGATTCTTTCAATGGCCAATAGCTTTGACGCCCTTTTTCGTCTCGCTCAACGTCACGTGGTACCTTTTTTTGTATATGCTCAGGCAGTGACTGAATGTAATCATCATCAATCAAGGCGGGTATTGAAATTTGATGCCATTCGCCTGGTACGTTGCCAGTCATCACAAAGTTAGTCGGATCCTCAACGTGCAAACGCTGCATGATCAAAATAATCGGTGTAGATGACTTAGCTTTACGTGAGTTCACCGTGTTTAGAATTTTACGGTTTGCTTTATTACGTGCTGTCTTACTGAATGCATCTTCTGGTTTAAGTGGGTCATCAAGAATGATAGCCCCTGTAAACCCAAGATCAGCTAAGGTACCAGCACGACGCCCTGTAACCTGACCACCCATCGAGGCGCTATACACATGCCCCGCCTCATAGCCATCTACTGTGGTTTTCCATGATGCCTTTGCATCGGTACTGGTTGAAATTTTGACTGGCCATAAGGCTTGAAAGTCTGGTGACTTCACGATATTTCGAGCTGTGGCCGAAACATCCTCAACCAAAGACTGTGAAAATGATAAATACAGAAAGCGTGAACGCTGGTTACGCCCAATCCCCCGTGCAATCAGGTTGGTAAGTAATTCAGTTTTACCACTGCCTGGTGGTACGTTAATCACAAGGTTGGGAATTTCACCACTGATAACTTTATCAAGCGCATCAGCAATATATTCATGGTGCCAATTCACCAAGAATTTAAACCCCATACGTGGCAGGAAAAATGCCCGAGTAAAAAATAAATGCTCATCTTCACATTTGATTCTTTTTGCTTTTAATTTGACTGGGTCAATATTCGCTCTCGAGTTCATTTATCGCCTGCCTTACCTGCTCATCAGTGGCAGTAACAACTACTGTATTTTCGTTCTGAATCGGTCCACCACCTGCGCCTGTGATTTCTTGTTTATTTGTAAACTGCCCACCGCAGTCTTTAGCAGCCTGTTCAAGAATCTTGAGTGACATCACTGTGTTCTTTGCATTGCGCTCTAATTGCTTCTGATACTGCTTTAAGCGGTAATGCTTGTTTGCAATCGGGATATCAATTAAGCCAGCATCAAAATCGGCGCGGGTTTTATGAAACAGCTCGACGAATTTTTTTGATAGGTTTTTGCCTGCCGCTTTGGTTGGGTCATACGAAGCGACCTGAACACGATCTATGGAAATTTTAAATTCTTGTTTAACGAGCTCAGCAACTTCTTGGGGCGTATCACGACAAGCAAGAGACTGAACTATAAAGATTTTTACAGGCTCTTTAAGTGTTGCCATAAACACCCCTTCGTATAACAACGTATAACAAAGCAGGCAAAAAAATTTAAGCCAACTTCAATAAACACGTACCACATGCTTGAGCAATTTTTGCCTTGCCGATTGTTGGGCCATCATTTGCAAGATCCACCATTTTTTGAACGTCTGGTGATGCACCGTAACGCTGAACGACACCGTGAAATTCTTCTACATCATGCGGTCGCAAATAATATTTATACTCACCTGTAGACGGGCTGATTTGGTAATTACCATCTTCATCTTTTTTAGCACCCACGTGATACAGCTCATGTTCGATCAACGCACAAAAATCAGTATCACTGGCATTGTGTGCAAACCATGCATCAATCGTGATGATGAAATTCGGTACACAACCAAACCAGTCAATCATCTGTTTTTCTTGACGCATCTTTCGCCAGCCGCCCGCCATCGGCGCAAACTTTTCAGTCTGACCTAAAACAACTTTTTCAGATTTTTTAAACCCACTTGATGCCCATAGCACCATAAATAAATCATCATCCCATGGCGATATGTGCATGTGATCAGGGTTGTGTAGCTCGCCATCCTCATCAATGAATGTTTTTAAAATCCATTCCTTTAGCTCATGTGCAGGCTCAAACCCCACTGGTTCTTCAGGATCAAGATCAAGTAAGCTTTGAGGCGGCATCGGTCGTTTCACAGCAATACATTCCGTAAGTTTCTAATACGATCTTTCAAGCGGCGCATGATGCCGTCAATCGCTAGCATCTCTGCCCGCGTCAATCCCGATCTACTGAGATTCTGATACTTAGACAGCTCAGCACTGCAAAATTCTAAGTCTTGTTTCGCCTGTACTTTGTCTGTCATAAGAAAATCCTTATTTATGACCTAATCGACGCGCATTCAGCCGACGTTTCTTTTGACTAATACGATTTGGTTTTGATTTATATTTTGATGGCTGTGTTAAGCGCATAATTCTTGATAGCGCACTCAGGCTTTCACCTGCGCGGTTCAATTCATTTCCAAAAGCTATTGTACCCAGCGAGGCAAGAGCTATACCCAAACCCATTCGACCCATTCGCATATTCACCACCAATAAGAAAAGAAAAACCCCGCCAATAATGCATATTGAGCAGGGTCTTATGTGCCGTAATACGTTCGGCAAAATGCCACCGAAGTGGCGAGGGTCACTTCGTTTTACCACACTTGCGACATTCAACTTGAATAAAAATATCCGACTCGTAGTCGTAATCGTGAATACAAAACAATCGTTTTAAAAATTGGAGCATGTTTTCTCCACACATAAAAAAACCCACATTTGGGGAAATGCGGGTATAAAACTAAGAACTACAGAACGCTCTGAATAAAGTGTATGACACTGTTTAACCAAATTATATGCCGTTCATCGGAATATGGCACGCCATGCAGGACTTGAACCCGCAACCAATGCAATAGAAGTGCAATGCTCTATCCAATTGAGCTAATGGCGCTAGAAATGGCGGCATTCAATTTAAACCACTACGATTAAAGGGAATCCGCCATAAAAAAAGCCCGCTCTGGGTGTAGTGCGGGCTATAAACTAAGAACCTTGATCGTAACTATCAGTCTTTCCTGATCGTCATTTGCTTTCGCTTATTAAGCTAGATAGCCATAATATGACCATCTTATAAAAACTATAGCTTAAATTCCGTTTAAATGGAATCTTCAGGTCCGCAATTCTTTGTAAGTATTTTTTTTATACATTTCAATTGCCTTAGATGCCTCATCTATCGCTGATTCTATAGCGATTTCCATCATTGCTTCATACGGTTTCCAAGTTTTTCGATAATTATCAACCGTCATCTGGTGGCAATTAATACCCGCATAATACAAACGCCCCTGTGCTGTGAAATTAGCCTCAAGCTGAGGATCCAATGCAAAGTCTATGACCATACGCGCAATCAGGTACGCCATGTGATTTATTGTGATGTGTTCAGGTTCGCGCTTTTTATCTGCCATGGCGTTTTTAAGCATGATATTTACCAGATGCCCACGAACATATTCGTAATCACTCTCGCATTTACCATCAAATACAATCAAAGCCGTAACTGACTTGGCTAACTGTGTCTCCATAGATGCAATAGCACCCAAGCGATCTTCATAATTCAAAGGCTTCTCTCCAGTGCCACGCACATTAGGTTCAAAATTTGGCGACTTAGCCGTAATGCCATGAGTCAGCCATTCAAATTGTTCAAACTTTTCCGCCACTGCTGCATTCATCCCTTCACCAACCCTTCAATCTGTTTAATCGCAAAACCGCTCGTCACTTGCTCTGTGCTGAACCGTAAAACCTGAAAACCCAACATTGTTGCCGCGTTATATTTTTCCATGTCCCCTATGTAGCCCTTGCCCCTTGTGTGACGCCCACCGCTCCAAATACCGCCTTCAACTTCGATCAGCAGCTTCGTATTCTTGATATGAAAATCTGCCCGCCATTTACGTGATGTGTGAAATTTAAATTCCTGCACAAATTCGATTTTTAACGCTCTGAGCTGCTGGATCAGTGCAGCTTCTCCCTTGCTCACAATCTTCTGCTTAGGACGCGCCGTAGACTTCGCTTTTGGCTTTTGCTTGGGCTTGATTAAGCGGTTATATTCCGCAATGCTTAATCGCATGCTGTTCACCCAATTCTCGAATCCTGCCAATTACACTCCACCACCGTAAGCCCATCATGCTGGAAGCGCGACCAAAGTCGATCGCCTAAATTTTTATTCAACTCGTCCGTAGTGAAATTTGAAATCACGATCGTAGGTTTTTTCGCGTCATAGCGGGAATACAAAACCTTGTGAACCAGTTTCAAGCGATTCTCGTGTTGGTCGTGTAAGCCGTACTCATCCACGATCAGCAAATCATATTCGGTGAATCGGTAAATCTCCGTAGATTCGCTGCTGTCAGGTTGTGTCCAAGCGTTGGCGATACTGTTGGCCATGTCCTCACTGGTGATGTACCGAGCAAATCCACCAAGGTGCAAAATATTCCGAATCATGGCGCATGCAAGATGGGTTTTCCCTGTGCCTGTGCGTCCTGTCATGATCATGTTGCCTGCTTGTCCCTTCACAAAATCCCCAGAGAATTTTTTGCATTGACCAACGGCGTACTGCTGCGCTTGTGTGTTGGCAACGTAGTTTTTAAAACCACAGCTTGCATGCCGAGCAGGAATCATGGCTGCGTTTACGCGTTTCTTGCGGGTACTCTCAAGCAATTCCTGAGCGTGTTCAGCTTCCGATTTTCGTAAAAATTCACGTGCACAGGTTTTGCATGTATCACGTCCCAAAACTTTCACCATCCGCTCATTGTGGATCTGGCAAAACATTTCGGATGGCTCAGGTTTAAATCCTGTCAGGTTGTTTGAAAATGCGTTCATACCCAATTCTCATCCCAATCTTGTTGACTCACACCTGGTGGTGGTTCGTTTGGATCGTAATCTTCTGACACGGGCTCCTGCTTTGGGATTTCACCCCATGCGTCGTTGACGTTTCGAGACACCGTCTTTTGCTGTGATTTCCCCGATTTGGTGGGTCTAGGAATTTTTTGTTTGTTGAATTCCTGAATCAACCACGTAGCAAACTTTCGAGTTTTTTGGTTTTCAGTGAGTGTGGTTTTGTTTTCCCAATGTGCATTGAAATTCCCAAGTTGAAATTCATAATCAGGTAATTCAAGAACTGATTCGGCTTGCTCACCGACACTGGTCCGTATCACGGTAAGTAAAAACTCTCGGTCTGGATTCCAAGCTTCAGGTTCCGAAAATTTTTCCTGCGCGTTAGTGTGTGTATTAATTATTGGTTCTTGGTTATTGGTTAATGGTTTATGGTTGGTTGAAGGGTCGTTTAACGGCTGTTCAACGTCCGTTGAACACTCGTTAGATTCCTCTTGAACAGGCGTATTATTTTCCTTATTCGGACTATTAACAGATGGTGCTTTTCTGTTGGAACGCTTTTCAGCAGATGCACGACCTGCCTTGGACTGTTGTTCCTTTTTCGCATGATATTCAGCTATTTCACGCTCACAACGTGATTGAACGTATGTGTTGTCCACTAATTCAAAGAATTCACTTAATACAAACCGCAAAGCAGTCTTTTCTTCATCAGTACGACACAATAAACGGCGTGCCAATCGCTCAAAATCACTCGCATCAATGGCTTTTTCGCTATCGTAGTACATCTCAATTAAGTCACGGTACAACGCCCGTTCAACGAGCGTTAAATAGCGTGTAGCATTATTGAAGTCACCAATGTGGTGTTGGTAATAGTTCATTTCATCACCTGTTCCCCAAACACGCTTAAGTGTTCAGTTAATATTGGCTTCACATACCCACCAAATGCTTCAACTTTTTCAGCCTTCACCAAGCTTGCTACAATATCTGCAGCTAACCATTGTGTGATGCGAAAACGTCTGGCCATTACCTCACCAAACTCATTCTTGGTAATAGCGGCATTGTTTTCGTCATAGCCTTTTGAGCGTAGGTTTCTTTGGTTACGCTCATATAGCTCCTGCAGAATTTTTAGGCTTGGTTCGTAAAATGACTGCACTTGCTGCAGCTGCTTGTAATCAGGTGGATTATTAAAGTGACTCATGGCACTTCTCCCTGGGCATTCAATGCTCGTGCATAATGTATTTCCACATCACTCACAAACAACGCCACGGTATGTTCTGGTTTGTCTTCCCAATAACAGTCAGCACAAATAAAACCATCATTGTTTTCTGTACGGCTGACCATGCTGTCCGATCCGCAGTAATCACATTGCGGCACTAAGATTAAGCAGCTGCTGCACTGCTCTTCTTTAAATTCCGTGCATTTGCCCTGACATGGGTGTTTTGGTAAAGTATTTGTGTTCATAAAGAATTTCCCTCTGAATTGAACGCAAAAGCCTGATCCCTAACAATCAGGCTTTTTTATTCCTCAATACATTTGTGTACCTGAGCATTTAGCTCAGCCAATATTTCATGCAATTTATGGATGACTTTGGATAAATCGACTGCTTCACCACGTGTGATGCGTCCGTCAGCCATCATTTCTTTAAATAGCGTGTAAACATCACCACCACTCATTCCAAAGCTCAGCACAAGATCAGTTAACGCCGTATCACGGCATTCAGGGATTTGTGGCAAATCAATAGCAACCTTGCCCAGTTGCGCATTCATACTTTGCAAAATGCGGTAATCATTGGTGATGACCATTATTTTTATGGCTTCTACCAGCGTAATGTGGTGCGTATCCGTGTTCGGATTAACTTTGCTGTTGAGCACGGCTGGGCTTTTAATGCCGAGTCTAGGTGCTAACGCCGTTGCGCCACCTGGATAATCGTGGACAGTGTGATAAGCCGCATCGATGATGTTCATTGAAAGTCCTTTTGAACGTGTTATTAGATAACGGCTTCTTTACTATTTTGAGTAGAACGTACATACGCCCAATTAATGTCAGGACGTAGTTGCTCAGCTCGAACTTTTCCTTTCGTAAATTTCTCAATTGGAAGACAGCGATCTTCTGGGATTTTATCGAAATTCCATTTACTTAAAGCCCAAGGCGTTATATCCAAATTTCGAGCTAAAGCAGATTTACTGCCTGCGATTTTGATTGCTTTTTCAAAAGCGTCTTTTGGAGATGACATAATGCTACCAATAAAACTACTTAAAGTAGAAGATAATATACTACCAAAAATAGAATTGGTGCAACCTAAAATACGGGTTAATATTCTACCTAGCGTAGAAAATGAGAAGGTTTGTAAGGTGCAAACAGCCAAATACCAAGAATTTGCTTCACGGCTTAATAGCCTTATGCAAAAAGAAGGCTCACCAATAAAAAACGTAAACCAATTAAAAGATGCTATTCATGTCACTTATGAAATGGCACGACGCTATACGCTTGGAATTGCAAAACCTCGTGAAGAGAAAATGCAAATACTGGCTAAAAAATTTAATGTAGATATTAGTTATTTGGATCATGGCTCAGGTATCGAACCCAACGTCACTGCTCCCTTTCCTCTTACTGGTCGATTGGTACCTGTCATCTCTTGGGTACAAGCTGGATCGTGGACCACAGTAGAATCTGTACCTGCAGGTACGCAGTTTGAAGAATGGCTGCCACCTAACCCGAAATGCGGCAAGAACGGATACGGGTTGACCGTAGTTGGTGAGTCGATGCTTCCAGACTTCCGCCCTGCAGACAAAATTTATGTAAATCCTGACTTTCAAACAAATGATTTAAAAACAGGTGATTTAGTCATCGTCTCTTGCGAAGGTGATTTAGAGGCAACTTTTAAAAAGCTGATTGTTGAAAGCGGCAGTATGTATTTGCAACCGCTTAACCCAGACTGGCCTGAAAAAACGATTCCATTGGTGGATGGATGTAAGTTGGTGGGTAAGGTTGTTGGGTTGTATCGGGATGTTTGAAATTTAAATATAATTCTAGTTCACTAATTAAGCTATTTAAAACCGTTTGAGGATATCGTAGGGGAATCAGAGAGTGAATATTACCAAATTGACTAATATTAATGTACAAAACTTTCGAGCTTTAAAAGATGTAAATATTACTCTTGGTTCTGATATAACAGTCATTTGTGGTAAAAATGGTACAGCTAAATCAACTATTTTAGGTCTAATAGCACAAATTTTTAGTTTTGAAATGAATTATGCTACTGGAGAAGAATTAAAATATATAAATGCTGAAGGACTCAAAGTAGATTATAGAACTTTAACTGGAAAACGGTTTACTTCACAATTTAAAGAACATTTTAGATTTTCAAAAAAGTTTGATGTTGCTGGTAGTATGCAATGTAGTTACCACCTTTATGATGGTTTACTAGATAAAAATATTGATACTTTAAACCTTACAATGACGAATACCGAAGGACGTGATTTCCGAACAACTGTGCGAGGGAACCTAACAACAGATTTTACAGCAAACACCAGTAGAAATGTTACACACCCTGTGATTTACCAAAGTTTAAAACGACTTATCCCACTTGCTGAAAGAACCAAGTATGATAAAAATGATATTGAATATTTAAATAAAAATAAATCTCTTTTTATTACTATCAGTAATAAGATACTAGGAAAAAGAAATAGTAGCTCTTTAACCGCAACTTCAGGAACATTAGATTCAGCAGTTGCACATGGTGAAAACTACGATCATGAATCTGTTTCAGTTGGTGAAGATAATTGCGGACAATTAGTTTTGTCTTTAATGTCCTTTAAGAAACTTAAAGATGACCTTGGTGAGAAGTATAGCGGTGGTATTCTGTTAATTGATGAGGTGGATGCTGGTTTTTTCCCTGCAGCTCAAAAAAATCTAATTGAAACATTAATGACATATGCGAAAGAATTAGATTTACAAATTATCATGACATCTCACTCACCAATAATTATAGAAGAAGTGAAAAAGCGATCACTATACAAAGGTGCCAATGAAAAATATAAAGTTATTTACCTGTCAAATGCACATGGTTCTATCAAGGTTTATGATGATTACAGTTGGGATAACATTAATGCAGATTTAAATATTGAAACTCTGCCAGAAAAACAAAAGGCTAAGTTACCAAAAATTAATGTATATTTTGAAGATAAAGAGGCTTCCGATTTTTTCGCTGCTCTTGTAACTTCAAGACATCTCAATTCGTTCTTAAATAAATTTGATAATATTACGAATGGTAGTAACTTTTATATTTCCTTGATGGATAAAAAAATTCCAGAATTTACCACGAAAAGTATTGTTGTTTTAGATGCAGATGTAAGAAATACAAATAAATATAAAAATGTTCTGAAACTGCCAGGTGGTCTCCCGCCCGATCAATTAATCTTTGATTTTTTGTTTCGCTTACCAGCGAATGATAGTTATTGGACTAATTCAATTCAATTCACCAAAGAGATTTTCCTAAGTGATGCATCTGATATTTTAGATAGATTAAAGTTAAAAGATGAACCTAGTTCAGGTTATGATTTGCCACAATTATTAGCAGCAGATATCCAAGCTGGAAATAAAAAAATTCGAGATCTTTTTAAAGGTTTTTATAATTCTAGCAACTTGCAAAGAATGATCAAAAAAGCTGAAACAAATCCTTTTAGATATTATCTTAAGCACAATCCTAACATCTCAAGCACATTCCTAACTGATCTTGAAGAGAAATTGACTTTCGTGTTAACTGAAGGTTATGCATTAAATTTGGCATATGTTAAAGTAGAATTGGGTCATAACACGTAATTTTCGTAAAATGTTGATGAACTTTTAAATGCCTATTTTTTACACTCCCCTCCGCTATCCAGGTGGTAAAGGTAAATTTGCTCCGTTTGTAAAAGATCTTATGGAGCTTAACAACCTTACTGGAGACTATCTCGAGCCTTATGCGGGAGGGGCTGGTGTTGCTTTAGACTTATTGTTTGGTAACCACTGCCAAAATATTCATATCAATGATTTTGATTTGGCAATCTTTAATTTTTGGAAGTCAGTTACAGAAGATACTGAAAATTTTCTAAAACTTCTAACAGACACTAATGTCACAATTGATGAGTGGCAAAAACAAAAAAATATCCTTGCTACTCCAAACGAGCATACTGCTCTCGAACACGGCTTTTCTGCTTTCTTTTTGAACCGTACCAATCGCTCTGGCATATTAAAAGGTGGTGTAATTGGCGGGAAAAATCAGGATGGCAATTACAAGCTTGATGCTCGCTTTCACAAAGAAAATTTATCAAAACGAATTGAAAAAATTGGTCGTTATAAAGACCGCATAAAAGTTTACAATGAAGACGCTTTATCATTACTTCAAAACGTTGACAATCTATTGCCTCAAGGCTCTCTAATTTATTTAGATCCACCCTACTATGTTAAAGGGCAAGGATTATATCGAAATTTTTATGTCCATGAAGATCATGTTCAAATTAGAAAAGCTTTAGATAGTGTACAGACAAAGTGGATTGTGTCATACGATAATTGTGCTGAAATTAAAGAAATTTATTCAGGATATACACAAGAAGACTATGAGTTGAATTACAGTGCTTATTATAAAATGAAAGGTGCTGAAGTGATGATTTATTGTGATGACTTACAGCCTTTAAAAGTTCAGTCAAAGCAACTAAGTTTTGCCGATTAATCTTTACCCCATGGTGGGTTTTATTTTAAATAAAACCCAAGTGCAAACAGTAACACCCCAGGCAACATACACAAGAAACCCGCAGCTCGCGCATCTGCGTAAGTATGAAATTTTTTATGTAGAATATGAGAGCCAAAAATTATCCCAATACAAGCGAGCATAAACCCAACAATAATCAAAAGATGACACCATTTCCCCCAAAATGCTCTGATTTTATATCGCTGCATATTTTTTAACATTTAGTTTATAATTTTAGATGCAATAACAACAAGACAAAACTATGAAAAAAACAACCATAACCACCCTACTCCTTGCCTTTATCATCACTGGCTGTCAAAAGCAGCCAGCTGCCCTACCTGAAGAAGAACGTGCAGCGATAACAAAGCAGTTTGAAGAATCGGATGAAAAAATTAACGGCTATTTTGATTTATTGGAAAATCCAGGCACTTCACAAGATGTACGCAAACAAATCCTTTGCAAAGACTGGCCAAATGTCTATTACAAACAGTACGTCCCTGCTTTAAAGCAACTGTCACCAGAATATACCGATGAAGAATTAAGTCAGGCACTCGATAGAGCCGTGGACTACTACAAAGAAAAATACGGGATTAATTGCAACCTGTAAAAGTTAAATCAAGCCTCTGCAGGAGTGGTTTTAGGTGTTACAGTCAAATTTAAACCCAACGCATGTACCACTTTTAGGACAGTATCAAAATTGGGTACAACCTCACCAGATAACGAGCGATATAATGACTCACGCCCTAATCCTGTATCTTTAGCGAGTTGTGTCATACCACGGGCACGTGCGATCGTTCCCAGTGCTTTGGCAATAAAAGCTGCGTCATCACCTGCTTCTTCAATACAGGCCTGTAAGTAGGCTTGCATATCCTCTTCAGTTTCTAGGTACTCGGCACTGTCCCATTTTGTTGCAACTAAATCAGCTGGATCAATCATGGTGTCTCTCCTTTAATTCCAAATAGGCTGCAGCAAGTTGTACGGCTTTTTTAATATCGTCCTGCTGACTGGTTTTATCGCCACCAATAAGCAGCAAAACAATACTTTCATTTTCCTGCAAATAGTACACACGGTACCCATCGCCAAAGAAAAACCGCATTTCACACACAGGGTGCTCTACCGTCTTTACATCACCAAAGTGCCCTGTTTCCTCTAAACGATCAAGTCGAACTTGTATCCGAGCTTTGGCCTGTGAATCCTTAAGTTTTTTAAACCATCTATCAAAAGGTGGTAGTTTTTTAATCTGCATCACAGTATATCTGTAGCTTTTATAAAATTGTATCTTTTAAGATACACGAAAGCAAGGTTAAACTTTATTTGAGATTAACTGTAATCCTTAAAGTAAAACTACTGTCACATCTACTGATTATTATCTAATCAAGGTCAATCGCACTCCTGACCTGTAATAACGAAGCAGCGCAAACTACCCCACCATTGCCTATCATGGTGGGTTTTTCTTATCTAATTTATTGATTTATAATCATAACCCGCTCTAAAAATATAGTAACCAAAACTTATATGCAAACAGACGCTTTCTTGCCTCAAAATTTACGTGACGACTTTCTTATTAGATTACTTTTCAATACAGCAGATGGATTTGAGTATGCGGGGATTCGTAAGGCTTATTTGGACTTTAATCGCACATTAAAAATTAATGATAGAGATTTGCATCCAAGTAATAAGATTAAATGTGAAGATTTTTTAAAAAGCCAACTGCTTGTACTTATTTCAAAAGAGCTTGAATCACAGGAAGATTTCGATTCACTACACCAAAAATTATGTGATTCCTTAATTGGTACTTGGAGCGTCTTAACTTATGGCCAGGCGCAAAAATGGATAAATATGACACTGAAATACTGGCTGGTATTAGGTGAACACAGAATTAAAAATATTGAAAAAAATGCACGTTTTTTTCATATTCCTATAGATAGTTATGTTCAGAAAGGCTGGTTTCAGGAAAAGAAACCTAAAGCTTGGAGCAAAATCAACAACTATGATGACTACATGGAATATCAAAAGAAGCACAGGGCAAGCGCTGATCCTAAAAGCCATCCTCTCCTTGAGGAATTTAAATTTTTTAATAACTATCGCCCTTAAAACACCAACCCACCCTGCGGTGGGTTTTTAATTTAGCAAAAATAACCCACTAAAATTATTGTATGATCCTAGATGCGTAAAAATTTTATTCATACAGGCGATACCTGCTTTAATCGCATTGACTGCTGTATTTTAGGAATTTAACAAAAACTACAACTGCGAACCCGACGCAGTCCTTTAAAACAGATCGGGTGGAGGAAATAATATGGCTTCTATTGAAGAAAAACGCTTAGCTTTAGATATGGCCGAGAAGATTATAAAGCAACGACAAGTGTGCCAAAACTCAACCCATCTTAGAGATAATAGCCAATCTGGACTTGTTAGCTACTGGAAAGAACTTTATCTTGAGTGTCTAAAAGTCATTAAGGAATCAGATTAATTTTGAAACCTTTTGATCAGGTTTTCCTCATCAATCTTAGTATGTTTCTTTTTGTCAAAAACAAAGGATTCAGCAACATGTATGTACTCTTGTATTAATGCATGGTCATTCATACCAGTAGATACGTAAGTTTGATATAAATTTGCTCGAAATTCTTCTCTAGTCATCTTGTAAACTCCAAACAACCCACCCCAGCGGTGGGTTTTCTTTTGTCTACTATAAAACAAAAAACAACTAAAAGTAGAATTATTTTCTACAAAGTATTGACTTTAATTCTACTTAAAGTAGTATTTATTTCACTAGGCACAAAAAAGCACCCCGACCTTCGACCTTCTGGGTGCTCTGCATATAGCGAGATAAGTATGAAACAAAACACATCCCATAGCAAGTTAGTCGCAATGTTGATACAGCGCCAAAATAAAAAGCGCCTATCACTTCGCTTCAAAAAAATCCTTTCCGATGCTGCGGCATCTGCAGTATTAGCTGCATGCATTTTCGGTTTTATGGCCATGAGTTTAAAGGCTTGTGACGCTGAATACGAAAATCAGATCAATGCAACCAAGGCACATTTGGAGGCTACACGATAATGAACGCAATCAATTTACAAAGCGCTGAAAACGCTCGCCAAGAATGGCTTGAGTCTCGTCGTTTAGGCATTGGTGGTTCTGATGTGGCGGCAATCCTTGGTTTGAGCAAATACAAATCACCTTATCAATTGTGGCTTGATAAAACTTCACGGTCTGAACTTGAAGATTCTCAATCCGAGGCTGCTTACTGGGGCAATACTTTGGAAGACATTGTTGCCAAAGAATACGCAAAACGCCACGGTGTAAAAGTTCAACGTGTCAATAAAACACTAGAGCATGAAGTCCATCATTGGGCACGCGCCAATATCGACCGTGCAATCATTAATCCTGAAATTGCAGGTAATGTGCGCATCAAAAATGGAAAGCTGACCACAGACCGAATCCTTGAGTGCAAGACTGCAAACCAATACTTGGCAAAACTTTGGGGTGATGAGCAAACCGAATCGGTACCTGATTATTACCTGACTCAATGCCAGTGGTACATGGGCATTACAGGTGCATCGTTGTGTGATCTAGGTGTGTTAATCGGTGGTCAAAAGTTCCGTACCTATCAAATTGCTTTTGATCCTGAATTATTTGAAATGCTTATTGAACAATGTTCTGAATTTTGGCATGAGCATGTGCTAGCGGATGTACCACCTGCACCAACCACGTTTGATGATGTCTTGCACCGCTGGTCAAAACATAATCCTGATCAGGCTGTGGAAGCTGATAGCGAGTTGGCGCAGATCATCACTGAATACAAAGAACTCAACAGCACTATCAAAGAAGCAAGTGGCGAACTTGATGCATTAAAGCTGCAGATCTGCACACGAATGGAAGATGCAGAAATGATTATTGCTGAAGAAAAGCGTTTGGCCACATTCAAATATCAGGAACGCAACACGTTGGACAGCAAAGCTTTAAAGGCTGCACATCCTGAGATTTATGAGCAATTTTTAAAGACCTCTAGCACTCGTGTGCTGCGCGTGTCTTAAACCAATAACTAAAGTATAGGAATTTAAATATGACCAACATCACCACAACTCAAAATACTGCAGTGAACTTTTTAACGCCTACAACACTGCAAGAAGCAATGCAGATTGCTGACCTTTTAGCGGGTTCTGACATTGTTCCAAAGGATTATCAGCGCAAGCCAGGCAACATTCTTGTTGCTATGCAATGGGGTGCTGAAATTGGATTGCAGCCACTTCAAGCAATGCAAAACATTGCTGTAATTAATGGTCGCCCATCTATCTGGGGTGATGCAATGCTTGCTTTGGTGCGTGGCTCAGGCTTACTTGACTTCATCCGTGAAGAACTTTCAGAAGATGGTACCAAGGCGATTTGCACTGTAAAGCGAAAAGGCGAAGAGCCAACCGTTTCAGAATTCAGTATGGAGGATGCTAAAAAAGCAGGCTTATCAGGTAAGCAAGGACCTTGGACACAGTATCCAAAGCGCATGATGAAGTTACGCGCACGCTCTTATGCTTTGCGTGATGTCTTCCCTGACGTGCTCAAAGGTATGGCAATTGCTGAGGAAGAAAAGGATAAGGAAATTGATATTACCCCTGCTGCGGTTACACCTGAAACAAGCACAGCAAAAGCCAATAGTGGTTCGTCAGCATTAAAAGCACGCATGGCTAAGAAGCAGGCGGTTGAGTCTGTTGCTACTGAAATTGACTTAACACCATATTACCAGCGCATTGATAACGCAACGTCACTTGATGATTTGAAGCAGGTCGGTGCTGATATTGCGGCACTTAATTTGGGTGAGCCTGCCAAATCTGAAATTGGTGAGGCATACAAAGCCAAGCACAAAGAGCTTAAAGAAGCTCAGATGTTCCCTGCTGAATCTGTGAATGCTGTCATTGATGAAATCAACAACGCAAGCGACTTGGATACGTTGAATACAGTCATGGCGACCCGTTTTGAACCATTTACAGCGAAAATGACTGAACAGCAAATTGCTCAAATTAATTCAGCGTATGAAGCGCAAGAGGCTGCTCTCACGCCTTAACCACGGGTACATGCACCCTTCGGGGTGCAGATGGAGAGCGTAAGCATGAAAATTAAATCGTTTATAAAAATGGGTGACGACATGATGACCCGAATACCACACCAATTCACCAATTTATTTTCATACTGGCTGTACTGCGATGGGTACAGACCACAACTTAAGAAAGATGCATTGGTAATGCGTCGTGGTGACAGTGTACTCAAAATCTTCTGTCACAAGGCAAAAGCACAGCAAGACTATTTAATGAATGAAGCGTGTCAGCGCAAATTTAGACAGTTTTGCAGATGCTATTTAAATGAAGCAGCTGGTTTTTTAAGTCGCTTAGAACGTGAAGCAAATGTAGAAGTCAGTCGTGCTAAAAACTTTAATTATTTGATGGTGGCGTGATGGATTTGCAGAAAGAAAGTGATCTTTTTGAACATTGGTGGGAAACCGAGGGGCAATATCACCGCGCGGGCGGAACTGAATATTGTAAAACCTTTGCTTGGGAAGCTTGGATTTTTTCCAAAGCCCAATCCGAAAAAGCCCTACTCGAACAATTTGAAATCAACAATAAACTTGTTGAACAGATTGAAAAACTGAAAGCAGATGTGCCTGGGCAAATAACTATTACCCACGAACGCCTTCAAGAGCTGATTACGATCGCTGTTAAAACTGTGCTTGAGGCTAAGGAGTAACGAGCTATGACCTGTTTAATTAAAGTTTCTGAATTTATTAAGCGCGTTTATGGTACCGAAGGTGCAACTCCACCAACGCGCCAAACTATTGCACGTCACTGTAGATTGGGCCTAATTCCTGCTGAGCAAAAAGGCAAACATTGGTATATACAGTGGCATATTTACCAGCAACAAACTGGTGATGATTTAGTGGATAAGGTGTTGCGAGGCTAAAAATATGGCTCGACCACGCAATAAAGGAAATAAGGATATTCCTGCTAATTTATATCGGGGTGATGGTAATGCTTGGCGTTACCGCCACCCCATTACGGGAAAGTTTCACTCAATGGGAACTGACAAAAATAAAGCCTTTCAAGCAGCTCGAAAATTAAATGAGATGTTAATGATTGAGACAGACTTAGTGTCTAGGGTTCTTGGAGGTGGTGTCTTATTTGGAAGCTTTGCTGATGAGTATTTACTTAATAAGCGTCGGAAAGATGGCCGACCAATATCTGAAAATACTCGGCAGACTTATCAGGTTCAGCTAAACAGACTGTGTAAAGTCTGGGGAAACAAAGAACTTGAATCGATTACTCTGAAAATGGTCAATGAATACCTTGATAGTCTCACGCCTTCAAATAGTAAATCTGTACGCAGTTTGCTGTGCAACATTTTTGATGTGGCGGTGAGTAAAGGGTTATGTCCAGATAACCCAGCACGAATTACACTTAGCCGCTATGTGCCCAAGCAAAGAAAAAGACATACCGTTGAGGGACTGCAGATTATTCGTAATCATTCCCCTTTATGGCTGCAAAATGCAATTGATCTATCGCTGTTAACAACCCAACGCCGATCGGACATTGTCAACATTCGTTGGACTGATATTCATGATGGATATATTCATATTGCCCAGCAAAAAACGACTGATGATCCAGTGGATGATTTTGAAGTTCTAGATGGTTCAGGCTATATCCGAATAAAGATTGATGATGAATTACAGCAGGTATTGGATCGTTGTAAATCGGACAATGTCCCTAGCCCTTTTGTGATTCATTATGTGCCAAAAAGAAAGGTCAAAAACTCAAAGAAAGAACACTGGACTCAAATCCTACCTTTGTATTTGTCTGAGGAATTTTTGAGGATCGTCAAACTTTCAAATGCCTATCCAAAATTAGAGGGTAGACAAATTCCGACCTTCCACGAAATACGTGCATTGGCTATTTTCTTGCATAAAAAAGCAGGTCGAAGCGCCCAGGCATTGGCAGGTCATAGCTCAGTTAAAATGACCGAACACTACGAGTCTGGTCATGAAATTATTTGGAACGATGTGGATGTTGGGATTAAGCTGCCATTTGCAGAAGTGACATAAAAGTTTTTTGCAAAACGTATTGCTAAGTTATTGTTTTCATTATGTTCCATTTAGTGTGTTTTGCCCATTTTTTAGGGCGAAAATATACTATAAAACTATTTATATACAGTAACTTAGCATTTTATTAGTAGCTAACATTTTGATAATTCGGATAATAAAAATCCATTTTCCAACGGCTTTTAGGTGGTGGAAAACTCCCAAGCATTAACAGCTTGGCATTGGCTGGTAAAAAGGGTTCGAGTGGATGGGTTTCTATTTTAGAATTAGACATTTATAGATTGAACCTTTGGTCTTTAAATTAAGCTAAGACATTGCAGTACGAGCAACTTCATAATGATTTTTATGTAACTTCCCTTGATTGAATAACCATGTCGCAACTTCTGGCCAAAAATACATTGCAGATCTAGATGCAAGTCCATACATCGGACGTGGAAAGTTTCCGTCACCACGTTTATTTTGCGCATATAAAGATAATGCTTGACGAGTCATTCCAGCACGTTCAGCCATTACTGCCAAAGTTGAATAACCTTGCTCTTCTACTATCAGATCATGAAATCCTAATGAGCGAATATTGTCTAATGCTGAGTGAATCGCTTGTTCTGCATTTTCAGCTTCACGGTCAAACTCAAGATAAATTGTATCGTTATAACTGCAAACTAATGCATCATCACAACCCGCTTCAAAGAACTTATCTTCTAGCACAGACAGATCAGAACGTACGTCACGTACCACAACAGTAAAGTGATAGTTATTCAT